GCAATAGTTTGTTTTGTAGAAATAAAACGTTGAACTATTGCAGTTAATTTAACAAGATGGTCGTCATTTTTAACTGCGATATCTAAATATTCTTTAATCAACGGAACTACAATTGTAGCATCAGATGTAGTTTTGATTAGTGGCTGTAACTGAGATATAAGTTGATTGATCTGTCGATCTTTCTTTTTAGAATTATGATATACGTCAGACATCAGGTCAGAAAATGATACCCCTTTAAATAATTCTTCCGTATTTTCCATGAAACCGTCCTTTAAAATAAATATTAGAACGGCAGAATCATGAAATTATTAGTTTCATATTCTTTGAATTTGTCTTGATATATTTGTTTTAATACTTTTACAACTCTAGTAATGTTGTTAGTTTCTAAACCAGTACGTTCTCTTATAAAGATATAAAGAGCCTTTTTATTGAATTGCTCAATATTTTCTCGATTTTCAAATAAGTGTAATACAGAGTCAGCAACATGGATATCAGCTGAATTTGAAAATATGTGATTTAGATTATCGTAACAATAATCTACATATGCATTCATGAAATACTCAATTGTTTCAGACATTTCATCATTATGCATTTCTATCAACACGTTGCGTTCTTCATCAACATTGAGTGGTTGTAGATCACTTTTAAGTTTTGCATAACCTTTTTGATTCTCAGCAATTAAATAGTTAAATGCAGTTCTTGTATAATATGAATATGCTTTCCCAGCATTTGGATTAAACTTACTTAGACGTTCTGTAAGATATGTTACTAGATCTGTCTGAAGGTCTTGAAATGATGAATCAATATAATCCGGCTTCATCTTGTTGATTAAATTTTCTGCCATTTTCATTAGTGCAGGAAATAAAAATCTTCTATATATGCGTTCCCGAAGCACAGGCTCTGGCTCAGAAAGATTATATGCAGTGACTGCAAGTTCTGTTATCTGTGTCCAATATCTATTACTCTTCTTCTTTTTGCGGCCCATTTGCTTCCTCATATAAATCGTCTATAACTTGTTTTAATAAAGCAAATGTTGTTCCAGCTTCGTCGTCTGATTCAAATGCTCCTTTAGAATCTATGCGTTGCATTTCGTCATATGATTGACGCACTCTATCTAACAACATTGCGTATGTAAATTCTAATTGTTCTAAATATTCTCTGTCGTCAGCAACTACTCCTGCTAGGATGTAAGCACGATACCCAAAATATCCAGCAGCAAAGCCAAATATTGTCATTATAATTGAAAATACAATTGTCATATTATTCTCCAAATGAACTAAAGATATCAGCAATACCCTTTCCTGACTCAGGATTATTTTCAGCTAAATTCTTTACAGCTGTTGTTTTAGTTGCTTTAGCTTTTGGGGCTGACACTTTAGGTGTTTCGTTTTGTGAATTTCTCCATGTTTCATATTCAATTTGAGCTGCCATATGATCTGCATGATGAAGAATTAACGGTAAATTTGTTTTTAATTTTGCTTTAGCTGTCCTTGCAACGAAGTATGGTTTGTTACCATCATCATACATACCATCGTGAATTTTGATAGCTTGATATTCATTCCAAGACATATCAACACCGTATTGATGAAGCAAAAAGATTGATAAATCAGGAACCATCGTGAAAGGAATATTTTCGTTATGCTTATACATCCTTCCCATATTCTTTCGATGCCAATCAGATGTTTCAACTTGGTATACTTCATTACCTTCGCCCGGAAATCCTGCTTTGCCTAAATCATGATGCATTGCTGCAAACATCAATTCTTCGAAAGTATAACCAGACATATCAGCACCAGCGCCTTTCCACATATTATATTGTAACTCTGCACAACGCATTACATTTAAAACGTGTGCAACATAGCCACCGGCAAATGCATTATGATAATGAGCAACAGAAGATGCCGGCATAAGTGCCATTCTGTTTTCATACTCGTCATACATTTTGTTGAGCGAGTCTTTTCTTGTAGGAAATAATTCGTTTACTCTAGAACGATATGTTTCCCAATTTTGCTTGATTGTCTCTGCGGATAGATTCATTCGTAACTGTTTTTATTTATAATATAATGAAAAAAAGTTATCTAACAAAGATAACACTTCTTTCTTTTTCACCCATTTCTGAAATTTCTTGTAAAGAATATCCTTCAGTATATAAATGTGTACACTCCCAGCACATTACTGATTTTGCTGAAGAATCAACACGTTCTACTTTGTTTGAACATAATTTACATTTCATGGTAACATAACCATCTGATCGTAACTTCTTTTTTGCCATAACTTATGATATAATTTTAGGTCTATTTGTTTTTTTCTTTTCTTGATATAATTCTTCCCGTTCAGCTTGTTTTTGAAGCCATTCAATATCGTCGACTTCAAATTCTTCTGCTGCTAACGTGTCATCCAAACCATCATTAAGAGTTGAATCCCAATCATCATACAATCCATCTTTTACATCTTGTTCGGTCATATCTGTTTTTTTATTTGCAATTTGTGCTGCAATTAGTAAGGTTACTGCTAACGGATCAAACACAAAAATAAAAATAAGAATGAACCAATTCACAACCTGATTCATTGGTTGATTAGTTAATTCAGCTACATATCGCAACGGGCCTAATTCTGCAGCAACATCGTTATTTGATTCTATATCTAATACTTGCAAATCCAAACTAGTAATTGAATCAGTTAATGATTCTATTTTTAAATTTACTGTATTTCTTTGTTGTTTAGAATCATCAAGTTGTCTTTCTAAAACTTTACGAGTAGAGGACGATGTTGTTGTTATAATTTCACCAGTTTCTTTATCACGATATTGAATTACATTGTTAGATAAACCTTTAGATAATTCTGATATTGATTCACTTAATTGTTTCTTTTCTGCAGAATATTCATCTAGTTGCGTTTGAAATCTTTCACGCTTCAACTCAATTACATCTACTTGTTTGTCTAATACTGTAAGCTGATCTGCTGTTGTTTGATATGCTGATACTAAAAATCCATATATACCTATAGATGTAATAAACATCAACACAAATACTGCAGTAACAAGATAGGTCTTTAATAAAAGTCCTATGCGTTTCCAATATCGATGAAGATATGATGCAGTAATAAGTTTAGATACTTCTAAAGTACCAGCCATTATGACAACAGCTAATGCCTGAGCTGAAAATAGTTTGCTTAATCCGAATACACTGTAATAGGCAGCACTGCCGGCTAATGCAAATGCTGAAGCGTATACAATGTATGGAAAAACATTTTTCACTATTCTCTATCTAAATAATACTTTGCTGATTCTAATTTTCTATAAGCAGCAGTTAAATTTGTTAGTATTGCATTTTTGTCTGCATGACCTGCTGCAATAGACTTTCCTGCACTTTTAATAATTTCCATAGCGTCTACCATGTCATCAGAAATTTTTGCTTTAAAACGATAATGTGCCATAACTTTCCTTTTGTATAAATATTAATCTTGTAAAATCTGTGGTGTTTCGTACAACCCAATTTGCAACAATGACTGTTCTTTTGCTTTAGCTTCAACCTCGATGTCTAAATCATCAACATCATAAGTATTAGGTAATTCTAAGATATAATCACTATGTGCCTGTTCTTTGATCTTGCTGAATTCTTTGTATAACTTTTCAAATGTCGGCCATTCTTCTAATTTGTCAAATGGAATATTGTGTTGTTCACAAACCAATTCTAACTTCTTTTGGTATTCTTTGCGACGAGATTCAGAATAATGGGTACATTGGGTAACGCCATGAACCTCGTATGTTTCTCGAGCCATATAGAAAGCTTCTTCTTCAGACAAATCACCGGTATTGAATTTGTGATGCCAATAATCAAAAGTAACCGGAGTGCCTGTCTGCTTATGTACCATTTCATAAAGATCTCGTACAGAATACATTGAAGCCTTGTCATCATTCTCTACAACTAAGCGAGCTTTAAGGCGATCTGACAAGCGATCAAAATTACGAAGCCATCTGGCAATCGTATTAGGCTTATCGCCATAAGTAGCACCTATATGAATATTGATAAGGTTATCAGGAGTAGCATCATCATAACCTAACAAATCAAACATCTCTGAATGTCGTTCGAGACTAACAATTGTATTGTCTACTACAACCGGATCTGGAGAACCTAAGATGTTGAACGGACCTGGATGTGTAGTGAGTCGATGTCCATGTTCACGAGCATAATCGCCCGCTTCACGAAGTATGTCTGCAATAAGATCAATTTCGGGTAAATCTTCTAGTTTATAATGATTCCAACGAGGAAATATCTCAGAGCCAATTCGAAACAATCGAATGCCTCTCTCTTCATTCCACTGAAGTATAGGAAGCAAATCCATTGCATTTTCTAAAGATATATCAGAAGCAAGTTGCAAACCACCTTCTTCAAATTTTCGTTGAATCATCGTACGACCCGTACGAATCTTTTGCTTGCCCAACTCCATGTTGATGCAACAATACCCATATCTAACCATAATGTTTCTTTTATATAATATAAGAACATGTTTTCAATAAACCAAATATTTATAATAATAATTACAGGGCGTATATGATAAAACTAAAATCATTATTACACGAACAAACAACGTTGTTTAAACGAGGCATGAAAGACCCGCAGGTTGGAACTAAAACCGGGCCTATTGCAAAAATACAACAAAAATTAATTGATGCTGGAATGATGTCTAAGATTCCGGATACAAGTTATGGTATCTATGGTCCTAAAACAGCAGCTGCTGTGAAGAAATTTCAAGAAAAACAATTTCCTAACAACCCAAAAGAATGGGATGGTGCAGTCGGCGCTAAAACAACTGCAGAATTAGATAAACTATCTACATCATCTGATAATACTAATTATAAAATTGATTATTCTTTTGGCAGTAATATACCTGGTATGTCTACATATGTTGCAGGCGCAGATCGTGACGAAATTGAACGTAAAATGAGTACAATTGATCATGAGTTATCAGGGAAAATAATAAATATTATAAATTCATACAGCGATAAAGAAAATTTTCTACTTGTAAGAGGAACAACACCACAGAGATTAGAATGGTATAAAAAAGGAAAGTTATTTAAAACATTTAGTGCTTCATGTGGTGCTAAAGGTTTTGGTACTGGAGAACAACAAACTACAGCCGGGCCTTTAAGTGTATCTCAAAAATTCGGCGAAGGACAGCCAATTGGCACTGTATTTGCTGGAAGGAAGCCCGTAATAGAAAATGGAAAAGTAAAAGTTGTACAACAATGTCCCGGAAAACTGGAGATGGAAGGTTTAATTGATTTATTAAAACGAAAAGTGTATTCTGTATTCAATATACCAAATGAAGAAAAACAAGTTACTAGCGGTCATTGTGAAGCATTAGTATTGACACGAGGTTTAGTTATTGATAATAAAAGATCAATATACATCCATGGTACAAACAAAGAATTATCATTAGGAGAAGCTAGATCCCATGGTTGTGTCCGTGTTTCAAACAATGATGTTATTGACTTATTTAATAATATACCTATAGGTACTGATGTTTATGTATTCCCAAATTAATTAAGTACAAATACTTTTATTGATCCTCGTTCTCGAGATAATCGAATAATCATATTATTATCATACACTGATGTAGCAAAACATCCATGAGATCTTCCTAAATAACCATTAGTGTTTAAAAACTCTTGTTCTGCATATTCAGCTGAGTGGAAAACGATATTACGGCTACGTGCATTATTATTAGTAGAATCCAACCCATCAACCCGCATACTATATCCATGTTTTCCATGATATGTTTCAGCTGTTTTATATAAACCTATGCTAGTTTTATGCGATCCATTTTGATTTGAAAAACTTGTAGCAACTAATTTCCCACTATTTATGCCATGAGACACATATGTATTTAATAATACAGAATCGCCTTCTAGTATCCATAATCTTTTTTGGGTTGATGGCATTGAGTAATCTATATACATAATTCGTTCATTTCCATATTGTTGTTGAATATGTAAAATTTTACTTGGTATTGTTTTATCAAACTGACATTTAAATGTAGTAGTGATATTAAATAAAATGAATAATATTATAAATAAGCTGTATTTCATCTCTTTTAATTTATACTATAATATAAGAAAAAAAGATATAGAATCCAAAAAAAATATGTATATATTTATTAATATAATTATGTAAGATAAAAAATTATGATAAAGTTAAAATTACTATTAGCAGAACAAACTCCGGAGTCGGTAATGGATAGAAGATTTGGCATTACCTCAAAAAATGATGAGTTATTAAATCAAAAGACTACAGAGATAAAAAATTTAAACTCTAAATATCCTTGCATAAATGAATCGTTTAGATTACCGTTAGATATTTTATTACAAAGAGGGTATGATAAAAACATATTAAAACTATCTTTAGGTATTATAGGTAGGGAGAGTAGTTTTGCGTCTGGTACTAGATATTCTATAATAAACCCGGCTAAGGAATTGTTAAGTTGGTTAAGTTTTGATACTTCATTTGGCCCTGGACAAATGAAAAGTTCTACCGCCAAAGAGTTAGGGTTAGATTTTGATTATATCACATCTAACTTAGGTGCGTTAGATGGAGTTTACCAATACCTAAATAAATCAACAAAAAAAGCTGTAATAGAAGGATATAGTAATTCCCCATCCAGTTTAGGTAATAATGGGACTGGAAATGCTATATATGATATTGCTATAGCGTCATATAATATTGGTCAAAAAAATATAACAAAATGGTGTCAATCAACAGATCCAGACAGATTAAAGCAAGGATTAAAAGATAAATGTCCTGAAGTCGACCCGAATAATAGTAAAGTAATCAAAAATTATATACCTAATATTACAACTAAAAGATGGGATGGTGTTGAAACATCGACTCGTGGGTATATTGAAGAAGTTGCCGGTTATTATAAAAGTTATAAATGTTTTTAATCGAAGTTCTTGTAAATATTTAAACTGTTTTTACATTCACGAACTAACCATTATGTAAACTTTCTAAGAAAATCTTTTTGTTTTTGTACTGCCTCGTCTAGTTTAGAATAGCTTTTTCTTCTTCTAGTTGTAGTTCCCTTACTGTTTGCTGTATTGCTAGACTTATCATCATTTTTTGTGCGGTGCTTGGTGGCTCTTTTAGGCTGTAATACCTCATTGTTAGTTGCCTTAACATTTCTTCCCCGAACTTTATCTTTGCTTGACTGAGTTCTTTTTGTCCTTGTGCTGTCTTGAGATACTGTTCTAGACTCAAATCTTCTTCGAATTTCATCTTGTCCGAATTCTTGTGTCTGTTCGTAGAAGATGTGTCCTGCGGTACCAGATCGCCATGTTTTAATTTGAACGCCGCACGGATAGCGATACTTTTTTCCTTGAACCATGTACGTAGTCGTTCCACTGCTGTGATAAATTCGTATAACATGCCCATATTCTTTTTGTCCTAACCAATCAAAATAAACATAATCGCCGACTTTGTAAAGTTCTCGTTTAAATTTATTTTGAATTGAAGTTGGTATTTTTTGTTTCGCCATCCCATTGAATTTTATAAATACGTTCAATTAACTCAACCAACGGACTATCAGAGTAAATTGTACCATTAATTGTTTCTATACACGTACTACTGCCATTTGCAGTATCATGTAGTTCTACAATATGAGCAATATTCACATAATGCGTTACGCTAGCCTTTGTAGATACACGTAAAAAATTATTCTGCATCTTGTTGTGGTATTTCTTGCTCGCCCATTTTCTTCATGAAGTCCATGAATTGGATGAAACGTTCTCTACCAAAGCGTTTGTACATCTTTAAAAATTGATTGTTAGCTTTTTGTCGTTTTTTATAATCTTCACGACTTTCATCCTCATAACGTGCTGCATGAAAAAATGAATCATCAAATACACTTTTAACTTCGGTTTTGTTTTCTGTGTTTGCCATAACTATAACTTTTATATAATATAAGATAAAAAATGGGAAGATCCAATCAAGAATCTTCCCATGGTGTGAATTCTATAATTTCTGCTTCTTCTATTTCTGATACAAACCAAAAGTAACCATCTTTTCTAAGTACTGTATCAGACCCCGTAACTTCTTTCCACGCTTCTAAAATAGGACTATAAGATTCGCGGATTTTTCTTTTTACTTGATATAACTTGTTTTGAAACTCAACTATAGGATAACAGAGCATAGGAAGGTCTTTTACTGCGTTTACTTAATTTTTAATAGTTTTGGTGCTCTAGACTCAGCAAACGGAACTTCCACTGTAAGAAGCCCTTTATCCATGGTAGCTGAAGCCTTATGTAAGTCTAAGTCAGAAGAAATTTTCCAAGCCAAGTCAAAAGACCTACGTGCTATGCCTCGATGAATATAAATTTCATCATCCTGTTTAGCATCAGGCTTGTATGCTACTCGAAGTGTTTCTCCTTCTGTAGTAATAATAACATCCGTTTTTTCTAAGCCTACTGCGGCTATTTCAAAACGAACGCCTTCTGTTGTTCTAACGATGTCTACTGGATAACCTATTTTACTTTCACGAACTGAAGTATAAGGTCGTTGATCGAAGAAATTTTTGAATACTAAATCTAAATCATTTAGCATTCGCTCATTAATTACTGTCATAATTAAACCTCCTGTGTTTATGCGGTTGCATTAGCTAACCGTTGTTGTTAATAAAAAAGACCTTCCGTGTCTCTTATATAAATATGTTAATTCCAACAAAGCGGATCTACTTGACTCACAATACGAAATACTCTAAGATATTTTGTAATTTTATCCTGCTTAAACATTTTTTCTGTATCTTCATCTCTTAACAGAATAAAACCATTTTCTATGAAACGATTTCTGATGATACGCAATGCTTTCAAACTATTAGACTCAATCAAAATATTTTGATCGTCTATCATCACATCAACTTGATGATTGCCTCCTACTTCAAATTCTTCAATATTAGGAGAATCTTCAGGAATAAATTCAGCATCTTCTAACTCACTGAAAAAATCTCTTAAATTTAAATTAGGATTTTGCTTTTTTGCTCGTTCTAAATCATACAATTCAAACAAATAATGAACTCGTTCACTCGGCGGTAACCCGATGACATATTCGAGCTCCGCATTCGGCACATGTATATTTTCAAAAAGATTCATACAATACGGTTGTTTTGAATTATATTTTGATATACCGTCCACGCAAGATACAATGGATCATCTGTTGATTTCAACATTTTAGTTTGCATAAAATATGTTTTTAAACTTGCAAATAATTCTTCATTTGAATTACTTTTGTTTATCATATTTTGTATTTCTAATATGTCGTCGTCTGTCAGCATATCACTTTATTATAAATATAATCCTAGCTGATATCCTTTCGGGATGATTTCAGCTGCCGTTTCTAAAGTTTCAGCAACTTTTCGTATTTCTAACTGCGACAACACAAAGTCTTTATCCATGATCGAAACTTCAAATTTTCGACTTTTATCTTTTCTGTATGAATACAATGTATCCAAAACATTGAATAACTTGGTAGCTTCAGATATTACATTTTTAAACTTCATTGGAATTTTCGCATTTCCAACATACAATGTTCCAACTTTTGTATTCATTGGATCATTTTTAAATTGAGATTCGTGAATGTTTTGAGTTACGAAATCTGTATTTGCCCATGTTTTGCCGTATCTTTTAATTAATTTTTCTGGGATACCCCATGGGTGATTAACACTTCCTGCCATTTTTTTAGTATTTATAAATTGTTACTGTATAGATTGAATTTGAATAATTGTGTTTTACGGTTACTAATTGGTATTTTTCAATCAGCATATCCAATATAAGACCAGGATGCACATAGAAATGCCCATCATGTATTTCGTTGTTGATAGGAGATAATAAGTTGAAAGATACTGCAGTAGACGCAGAGTTATACATCTTATCAACGGCATCCAACAAATAATTAAGATCTTCATCTTCTCGTTCGTGTCGTCTTTGAAAGAAAAATGCATTTGCAACTACCCAACTTTTTTGAGGTAGTTCATTCATATCATCAAAATTGCGATTATCTAAACTAACACCCCATTTTTCTGCAGCTGCGTCTACCAGCAACGGACTTTGTTCAAACCCGTAATAACTAGGTTCTACACCATAAAAGTCTTTGATAAATCCGTAAAGATCGGCTCGCCCTGCGCCTACATCTGTAATAGTATCTAATGTAGGACTATATCCGAATAATAAATTTAAAAATAAATTCATTTGTTCTGAAGTAGATTCAAATCCAACTGCTTTAGGTGAATTTTTCATGAACTCTGGATCTGCAGGTGGTAATGCGTCTGCTTTAAGTGTTTTTTCATCCATTTGACCAGAAATAATGGATAATATTTTTTCTTGTAATTTATCTAGCATAATGTATACGTTTTGCTATTCGTTCTTTATTTTGATTCTTAGCTGTTTGGCTCCACATCTTTTTTAACGGATGAGTACGATTAATATGCTGCTCATGCTTAGCAACAGTAACTGCCTGTTCCCATGCAGCTTCTTCTGTGTCTGAATTAGTTAATAAAAATATGTCATTGAGATTAATGTCGTTCCACACAATGTGCCAACCCATATCATTAACTGCATAAGCGCCAGGATACCTTTTTCGTACCCTGCGCTGCAGTTTTTCAATGTTTGATAATTTCAAATTTGCCATGTTAGAAACTTCTAGGGCCTGATGATGTTTCATTGTATGCAGGAATCAACCATTGTTCTACCATATATGTATAGTCTGGTAGTGTTGATTCAATTTCACCAGTTGAAACCAATCGCTTAGTTAGATTATCATCTATATAAGCCTGTTTAGATACTGCACCTCTTGGAACTGCAGCAATGATCGATCTTGTTTCAAGCAAAACATCATAAAGTGTCTTTTTATTGGCATTGGACTTGCCAACAATCATTGCAACCTGATAACGGTCTTTATTGAATACAATTACTGTATCTCCTTCTGTGTATCCAGTCATTAGTCAATGATTTTTACGATCTTACTCTGATTAACTCCTTTTACTTCAAAATCGAAGCTGTAACCTTCGAAGTCTTTTACTACCTTTGCTTCTGCTTCCGTCACTGACATTGCATCAATCAGATAGGTTTCGGTTACTTTCTTTTCTTTTTGTCCTTTTGGGGTGTCAACGACATCAACCCATTGTACTCGTGCTGTGTAATACGCCATAACTTTAATTTAATTTATTTTACTTATTATACTGATTATTTATTGAGATTCCAACCACTATTTAAAGGTTTGTGTTGCAGCTACTCTAAACGCATATTCTGTTTCTGCAAATACTTCTACTCCAAAGCCAAAGTATTGTCCGGCCTTCATGCCGTCA